CAAAAGCGCGGGTTCGGTTGACACGGTTTGGGATGCCGTTAAAACGTTAGGATTGAAAGTGGAAATCAAAAAAGTTGATGTGTGTGGCCAAACATATTTACAAGCGGTAAAGACGTTACATGACGTTGAAAAATACGCTGGGTTTGGTAAACGTGTCGCGATTTTGAATGAGTCTTTCAAAAAAGGTGTTAAAAACTTCAAAAATTTCAAAGTACCCGAAAAGGCGTACAAAGATTACAATCCGAGACACGAGGAAGAAAAACGATGGAAGTCGTTTTTGATCGTGGCCAAAATGCTGATCAATAGCAATTCGCGAATGATCGGCGATTTCGTACATTATACGCGCAAGGGCGCGGTGATGCAAATCGAAATGGATTGGATTAAAGGTTCGGAAGTGGAAAAAGAATTAATGGATATGCTTGAGTCGATATATGTGCGGTACAGTGAGCAAAATCCTGTGCACGAGCGTTATCGCGCGTATCTTAAAATGCTTTTGGAAAAAGGTTTGACAGGGTTGGATGTGAAAGGTGTTTTGGAGTATGGGTTCGAAGCGAAAGACTTCGATTATCTCGGAAACATTGTGCATTCCATCCAATTTGATGAACCACCCAAAGTCGACATGCCCCAATGGATGTGGAACACGAAAGTTACGACATTTGAAGAGATCGGAAACGACTCAAAGATGTTGGAGAAAGAGTGTGAAATGGCCCGATTGGTGTGCAAAATGTACCCTCGATCATTTTGTTGGACAGAGAGATTGAATGAACTCACGAGACTTTTCACTATAAGAGCGCAGCAAGCGCCGAGTGTGGTCAAAGTGGTAGTAGATCAGTGTCCGACTATGGTCGTGGATGAAGGTGTTGTGAAATTGACGAATGAACAGTTTTTGGAAAAAGTCAATAAAGATAAACTCCCATTGTGCGGAGCGTTGAAGCAAGTTGGGTTGATTAATCCACTTGCGCGCATTACGCCGAAGAAGAGTTTTGAAATATTGCTTCAAATAAAAACTGGTTCATTGCCGGAGGTAGCGAAACAAATGATTTTTGCAACGATAATGTGTCTTTTGCTTTTGCCCACGGGAACGTGGGGCAAGACGGTGATTATTAAGAGTGATGAAATACATTCACTCCCAAATATTACCGAAGCTCGACTCGTTAGTTTTGCTCAAGAATCAATTGGATACGCGTTTTACTCCGAGGATATGTTAAACACAAGTGAGATAGTCGGAGCCGATAAAATGTGGGAAGTAGTGAATGCTTCGTATTACTGGTATCAAAAAAGCAAATCAATGGTTGTACCGTATGGAAATTATGAATTTTTCTATTTCCAAAACGAGACCGATTTGGCTGATTGTGATGACCTGTATGGCAGACATAACCCGCTTTGTAAGAAACCGGCGATCTATTGGAAACAGTTTTTAAGGCAATTTGAAAACCCGGAGAATCAGCTCGTTTGGGGCATAGGTATTCTCATGGTGGTCTCCATTTTGCTTGGAAATCAGTACGGTAATGTGAAAATGGTTGTGACAAAAATGATGTTGGTTGAAACTACAGCCGACGAATTGAAGTTCACGACTAATTGCGTTACTGGAAAAACCGAAATGGAAGCTGTGTTGAGAGACGCAGTTGTTGCTGGGCAGAGATTTAAAATCCTAAACCTGGAAAGGGGAAAGGATGTTATGTTGAGCCCGAAAGAAAACAAAAACGGTGAGGCCGCATTGAAAAGTTCGAATTTCTTCCCATACGATGACAAAGTTCCGCAGTTAGCTCTGTGTAGACGTGTCAATGTGTTGGGTGTTGAGATGGACGAACAATTTGCAATGGGTTTCCGAATGTTGATTGAAGGAAATGAGTGGATGGTGTCAGTTATGCACGCACTACCCATTTCTGTTTTGACAGAGGAAGGAAATCACCGTTATGTGTGTAAAACGCAAAATCGGTCTGTGAAATTCATAGATGTGGTTGATGGTAAACGTTCCCCGAAATTTGTGGATGATGTCATAGCTTGGCCGATGAAGCCGAACTGGACAGATATTCCTTCACTCTCGTATGAGCAAATGATAGGAGACGGGATTACGTACAACGTGAATATTTATGGGTTTATGGAAGACCGTTGGAAAGTTTCATTCGGCGTAGCCCGAAAAGAAAGTGATGAGAGGGGAGGTGTTCGATACACCGCCTCAACTCTCCCAGGATTTTCAGGCGCCCCTGTTTTGAAAGCCGGCACCAATGTTGTGTTGGCGGTTCATCAGGATAAGAACAGTGAAAAAGAAAATGAGGGTTGTACTCTGTTTTGGATACAAAAATTGTGCTCGACGCGGGTGATCGATGAGGTCATCCCGAAAGAAGACGTGGAGGATCTTTGTCAATACATTGAGAAAACTGTTGAGAATGAAAAAGAGAGAAAAGAAGCCATAGACTTTGTTCGGAAGAACGTTTCTGTCGGTGAAAATTCTCAGTTCTCGGCATTGGAATATCAGCGTAAGAAGACAGATAAGATTGAATTCCGTCAGATGCGTCAGGATGCAGGTTTTGTGATAACTCGGAGGGGAAAGGATCAGGTTTCACGTATTCCGGTAGTAGCGCGAGATTATTACACCCAAAAAGGTGTTGATCGCGCGAGAAAGGAAGACGAGTTGGTGGCTCGTAAGGTCGAAGAGAACATTGCTAAACAGGATGAGAAACAACAAAACGTTATGCTTGATTTGAAGAAAATCCGGTTGGCGAAAGCTGATGTGATTGGACGGATCGTGCAAAATGAATTGGACACTCAAAGTCTGTTGTATACATTGTCACAAAGACGTTACGATGCGAAACACGATGATAGAGATGAATACGAGCGACTCGATCGACAGATTGGGGGCTTGGAAACACTCTTAAAACAGATGGCGAAATTCAAAGAAAAAGTTCAAGAATCCGGAGATGTCCAGGCGTTCAGTCGATCGCATTTGGCTCACTTTGGAATTTTGCTTAAGGGAGAATCTCGCGATGCAGAAACGTATTATGTCCCGCTAACGATTGTGATGGACGAGAAAGCAGAATTGCCTGATGAGGGTAAGGTGCGAGTCGTCAATGACATTCCGTTGGAAGATGAATACGACCCACGCAAAGGAATACACAGTTATAACGAAATGGCGAAATTGGACAAGCAATTGGCATATGTTGATTCAGAGATCAAGGAATGCTTAAGAGTGTCCGGTTTGGACCAAATCGATGTTCAGGTGGCGGAACTAAGAAAGAAGCGCGATGAAATACGAAATGTCATCGCGGCTCTTTATGCGTCCCGAAAAAGACTCCAAGCGGAGCGTAAGGTGTGGTTGAAAGATGCGGCTCGATGGTACGCTGAGGAAACAAAACGGATCAAAGAACTAAATCAGAAAGAACTTGCCGAAAAACAACGCGAAGAGAAGGAAAAGAAAGAAAAGAAAAAGGCGGAGAATGTGCGAAAATCTCTCGAACAAAAAGAAGCTGCTGAAAAGCGCCGATTGGAAAACGAGAAACGCTCAGCTGAAGTGGCGGAAGAGGCGAAGCGAGTAGCTGAAGAGCGAAAACTTCTTAATGAAGCCAAAGCGGAAGAGGCCAAGAAAATGGCTGAGGAGCGTAAGAAATTGCACGAGGCAAAAACCGAGATGCAGAAACAAAAAGCCGAAGAAGATGCCAAGGCACGTGTTAAACGAGCGGAGGAAGCCAATAAAAAGGCGAACCCCCCCTCTGGAGATGCGCAAAGTCAGGCATTGTTGGCTGCAATGGTTCAAGCAGAACATGGTGAAGCCGCGCCGCCGCGTGTTGCGGAATCGCAGAAGTTACCGATACCACAAGGGTTTGATCTTCAAAAGATTGCCCAGAAGTTATTGGATAAGAAAGCGAAAAAGAGACAGAAGAAATTACTCGAGAAACAAGCGATGAGTGGCCTCAAGCAGGATCCGCGAAACGCTGAATTGGCGAGTAAATCCGAGGATTTCAACGATGAAAATCCGGCTACGGGTGAAAGCAAGAGGAAATATGGTGAGGCTAAAAACTCCCAAAATCTCTGTGAGTGCTCGATGCCTTTGAAATTTCATCGCATGGAAGGGAATGGTATGTATGCTTTGTCGGTTTGGAGTTGTGGAAAGCCCAATTGTGGTGAGTACAAATTTCCGGCCAGTCAAATGAAACCGCCCCAGCCTCGGTATTGCGCGAAATTGTGTTTGAACAAACGATGTCCGACGAAGGACTGTAAATTTGCACACCCGGAAGAGTGGGTTATTAACAGTATCCTTTGTCCGAATATGTCGTGGGATCAAGCTTTGAATAAACGAAGAAGTTGCAATTTTGCCGCCGCGTGTCGATATTCCCATGATGAGAATGATAAAAATTCCGTCAGTGGTGAGATGTTGATAAGTTGGGCGGAATTGGAGCGACTTTCGGAAAAAGTTTCAAAAAACCGACAGGCCCCGGCGGCAACGCCGGGGACACTCGAGCTTCCGTTGGCGAAGAAAGTGAGGGGTGCCCCAATTTGGTGGCGCAAACTCAGTTCCAAGGAACAGGAGCAAGTGTTGTCGGAATTCGAGCAATTCTCAAGAGATCCGAAACAAATCGAAAACCAAGAGAAGGTGAGAGCGCTGGCTCCGCCGCCATCTCAACAACAAACGCCAGTGCCGGCAGCGTCGACGATGTCTGGGACAATGTCCCCGGCTTCAAACGACTCAAAAACCGACATGCACTAAATGTGGCGCCCGCAAATTATCAAATTGACACGAGAGTATGGAAATCCGTACCTGAAGTCAAAGATTTTGTGGTTCCACAAGTGCAAGCGAGGGATGAAAAAGACTCGTTTTTGGCGCATTTGAAATATCTGAATTTTAATGAGACACCGAAGCATTTCAGAGACATGATGGATTTGGTTGAGATTGAGTATATCCCCGCACAATGGAGATGGAAAGGTCCGATAACCGATGAACAGATCATGACTGCAATGCTCGCGGTGGATATGTCGAAGAACACCGGACACCCGTACTGCCTGAAATGGAAGACCAATGGTAAATTCTATGAGGCGGTTGGGTTGAAAGTGATACTCGAATTGGTAAAGGCACGACTGAAAGCATATTTGAAATGGGATCGTAAGACTGAATCGCCGATGGATCCAATTAGATTGTTTATAAAGCGAGAGCCGCATAAACGAAATAAAGCGGAAAATAAGCGTTGGAGGTTGATATGGAGCATTTCAATTATCGATAGGTTGTGCCATGACATATTGTTTGGAGACAGTTGTACAGCCGAATTGGAGAACTATGAAAAGATACCGTCGAAACCGGGATTGTCGCCACTCTATGGAGGTTGGGATCGATTTTACCGGCAATTGAATGACGGAGGACTTTTCATGGCGATGGACAAATCGGCTTGGGATATGACAGTCCCTGGTTGGTTGTACATGGCAGATTGTGAAATTCGTGAAAGGTTATGCGTAAATTGGCCTGCAAATAGTGATTTCGAGAAAATGTTTCGGAATTCACATTATGCATTGTCGAAAAGCAAAATCGTTTTCTCGGATGGAACTTGCCTTGAACAACGTTTTCCGGGGATAACGAAATCGGGAAGTAAACTCACAATATCTATGAACTCGCGTAGTCAATATATGCTTAAAGTGCTGGCTTCTTTGTCACAGACAGGAACCTGGGACCCAAGGGCTGATATGTTGTGTTCTATGGGAGATGATACGATAGAGAGAGTGGGAAATCTCGATGTTAAAACGTATGTGGATTGGCTGAATGAAAATGGTTTTGTGGTTAAAGACCAGCCCTTAATTGGGACGCTCAATCAGATGGACTTTGCTGGATTCGGATTCAACTTAATTGCTGGACCCGGAGGAAGCTCAGTCGCTGTGTTGGTGCCGAACCATAAAAAGAAACATTGGTGGCAGCTGTGTTATAAGGAAAAGAGAGATTTTAAAAATTTAGTACCGCAACTTGAGTCTTTATTGACTCTGTACGCGTGGGAACCAGAATTTGAATCTCTTTATGCTCTGACGAGATTTTGGAAAGAAAATACTCAGTCGAGTCATCCCGTTTTCAGTGCCGCTATTTATAAAAACAGACATTTACCAGGAGAAAGTAAAGATGTATACAAAATGGTGTTGGAGGGCGGGTTGAACACCGATTTCTCCGTTCCGCCGGAGACATTTATGTCAAAGGGGAACGGTCCCTATCACCGTTAAGCGTACAGCAAATATGCCAGCAAAAGCTAAGAAAGCAGCCTCGAAAGAGATGAAAGCTTTCAAAGCTGAAGTTAAGGCGGCGAAGAAGGCGTCCAAGAAGGCGAAGAAGAAAGCCGCGGTGGTGCTTGTGAATAAGTCACCAGCGATGGATGCCAAGCAATTTGAAGAATACTTACGAAGCAAAGGAGGAGTTAAAATGGCGAAACCGAAAGGGCCGCCACCGGGCTATAAGGGACCGGCAGTCATGACCGATAAAGCAGGCAAAGCATCTAATAAGATGGTGAAACTTGCCGCGGGTGATGATTGGGAAGATTGGGAATACACTGGAGATTTCCAGGGGTTGGCAGCGACCACCGATTCAGGTGGCGCAGGATTCCTCGGGGGAGTCAAGGTGTTGCCTCTCAATCCTCTTGCCTTTGGCACGACAGTTGCAACAGAAGCTCAGAATTGGACGATGTATTGCATTAAAAACTTTGATATGTGGGTCATTCCGACTGGTGGTACGAGTACTACCCTCACGACCGGTGATTGGACGCTTGCGTTCGATCCTGATGTTGTTGATGCGAATGTCGTCACGATGAATGTTGATTATGCACGATCGTTGAAGTGTAAGGCTGTGAATCAAATCTATGGTGCGATAGCGCCGAAGCATCTGATTTATAAGCCTGATCAATTTACAGAAAAGGCGTATTATTGCATTTCGCAGTATCAGGCGTATCCGTTGACTTCAGTTGACACGCCAGACCCAGCAAATACAATACCCGGTATTGATGCGAATGCGAGACAGTGCTTTCAAGGGGCGCTCATTGGCATTTGTTCCGGAGGTGCGCCTGTGAGCAGTACAATTGGGGAATTCCAAATTAAGTTGGTGATACGTTACATGCGTCGAAGGGTGTCAACAGCGTTGCCACATCAGGAAAGAGCTTTTCGTGATGCATTTGAGTCACATATGTTTCAGTTACAAATGTTTAACTCAAATGGCGGAAATGCCAATGATGAAAAAGCGCCGATGCACCCTGCAATTTTCCAGACCATTCGAATGCACTTGGCGAAAGCTAAAGCGCTGACGAGTGAGTTCAAAGAATTGCCGGAGAACGCACGTAAGAGTATTGATACTTTAATGCGGAAAATGGAGAGATCAGAAAGAGAGTTTTGTGCCAAGTACAAAGCGTATTTGGAAGTGCACAGAACGACAATGAAAGAAATGCCGAAAACAGCGACGATGGTTGCCGCCTCACCGGTGGTGATTGTTGATGGTGGTTCGGCACAAGGTTTTAATCCGGCAGTGGTAAGCGAAGGGAAAAGTTTGACAATTTCGTCGAATGGGATTGCTGTGACGTCTACGGGCGGGTCAGCACTCAAGACGCAATTAGTTGATGCTAGCGGAAATGCTATTTCAACGGTCAAAGGAACTTCGCCGAATAATAACAATGGAATAATGGTGACATTGTGTGATAACAATGGAATCGCAATAGGTTCACACCAGAATCCCGCCGGTAGTACTTATGCAAATGCGACGTTGGATTGCCAGCCGCATGCCACGACATCGACAACAGGCGGAACTTACTTGGGGAGCAAACCCTTGGGTGGAGTTCTACCGGGTGGAGATTCGGGCAATGCTGATGGCGTGTGTTTGGCAACGAACACCGTAGATGGCGGTTCAACGAATAGGATTTGGGTCGGTGGTGCTCCTGGGCTTTCGGGTTCAGCAGTGTCACAGACTCAGTTAATGGGAGTAACGTCAACGGGAACGACAGTAATTAACTCGCAACCGATGACACAAGTTTATAATTCTGTTAACGCGAAAGATGGCACGACACTGAATAATTTGACGAAATTTTCCGCGGACCAAAATGGCTTTTATTTGCCGGCATCATTGTCGCATTTACAAAGCGGTACGAGTGGAGCGTTAAGTTATTACCCGTCCGCTGGTTCAGTTCCGGCAGGTAGTGGTACCAGAGTTGGGTCATCGCAATCAGTTATTGTTACAGACGGTGGAAACGCGACGCAGGTGGTTGGAGGAATAACGGCCAACGTTGGCCTCGTGGTTCCTGCAGGAGACAGTAGTGGTGGCGCCCTTAGCGTCATCTCGAGATCTTCGACATCAGCGCCGCCTGTTGTTACACTTGTCGATTCAAAGAGTAACCCTATATTATCGCAACCATTGACGCAATACACAGATGGAACGCTGAAAGTACTCCCGCAAGCAATTGATGCAGCGGGTAGCATTATTAGTGCAGTTTGTGATGCTGCGGGAAATGTCGCTACTGGCATCAATACGATTGCTAATACGGCAACAATGGCAACGACGATCTCAGGTGTGGCGGGAGGTGGGCAACCGCTGAATGTCATACTTACTGATCCGTCGGGAGCACATATTGGAATCACAAACGGTAGTATCCAGACAGTTATAACTGATGGGACGGGATCTTATACGGCGTCAGTGACGCCTGCAGGATCCTTGAACACTAAGGTGAATACATCTGATGATGGTATGTCACTTTCAGTGCGTCCGGAGAAACCGAAATCTGAAAATCCACCTCCCAAAGTCCCGAAGGACGAGAAAGGGGGTAAAGAAAAAGGTTATGTAATGGTAGACGTGAAAGACGAAGACGAGAATTTCGAACGAAGGTTTCAAAGCCAATTTTATGGCGAGACAGTCGATTGGGTTATGGTCAGTAATCTCACGCCGACCGACCATGATAAGGTAGTGCGTGCGCTATCTGTTCGTGGCATTGCTCCGAAGTGGATGTGTAAATTGGTACAGGGGTTGGATAGCGATATGTTTAACAAAATGTCTTATCAGAACCGCTATGCGGTGTCTGTTGGGGCGTTGCGTCAAATTGTCGCGAACTCACCCGCTGGGCAATTGAAACGACCTGCTTCGGCGAAATGATGACCGTTGGTAAGAGATGGCCCTGTCTTATAAACTGGGCAACTGACAATTGGAAAACACAATATTTGAGCTTGAAATGTAGACACTGAGCGTGTTTAGAAACTTAAGATAGACGATGATTCTCTGGACTGGGTGGAAGTTGCCCTACCATTTGATGAATTGGAAATGGGGTCAAGGCAAAGTCTTGACTCTGTGCGATCTTAAGGACTGAATGTGTGGTGGAACATGTATATTGCTCTATTGTTGTGAATTTGTTGGGGTGACGTCTAAAT